TTAATATATGGCAGAAGTATCAGTAGAAATTCCAGGTATCGGACAGGTAAACGCAGTTAACGCGGCTACAGAGTCTACATTACAGGAAATTCTAAAAGCAATGAAAAAAGGCGGTGGCCTTGGTGGCGGCGGCGGCGCAGGTGGTGGCGGCGGCGTAGGTGGTGCGGCCGGAAAAGCTGGTAAAGAGCTAGGAAAATTTGAAAAAGAAGTAGCTGAATCAACTACAGCCCTTGACGATATGGGCAAAGCGGCTGTTTATGCCGAGCAAATGATGCAAAGTCTAGTATTAGGTGGCATCGGCGCGGCAATCGGAGGCATTACATCATTTGGTAAAGAACTACTCACAGGCGGTAATAGGCTCACTGACCTTGCTAGTGCAGTACCATTAGTAGGAGATTACCTATCTGTACTAACAGGTGTACTAGATGATCAAATAGATTCATTTAGAACAGTAGCATCATCTGGTGCTTCATTTGGAAACGATATGTTTGAAATGAGCAGAGTTGCTGGTAGTGCTGGTATGAGCTTAGAAAGATTTACAGGATTTGTTGCAGAAAACGCTAAAACAATGAGTTTGTTTGGAGCAAGTACAACAGAAGGTGCAAAGAGATTTGCAGTTGTATCAAAAGGATTAAGAACAGGTAAAATTGGCGAACAGTTAATGAGCATGGGGTATACCATGGATACTATTAACGAAGGTTTTGTTTCGTACTCCGAAGAGATGGCAAAGTCGGGTAGATTAGAAAATATGTCTAATGCTCAACTTATTGCTGGTTCACAAAATTATCTACAAGAAATGGACAAGTTATCAAAAGTAACAGGTCTGAATAGACAAGAATTAGAAAAAGCAAGATCTGCACAAATGGATGATGCTAGAATACGTCTTCATGCTAATACCTTAGATGGCGATGCTAGAGAAAACTTCTTAAACAACATGACTATGTTGAATACCACAATGCCAGGAATGGCAACAGCATTTGATGACTTACGTGACGGTGTTGCACAAACTGATGAAGGTATTGCACTTGTTAACGCTGTTGGTGATAAAGCATATGAAGTTGCAAAAGCACTTGAAGAAGGTGTAGACCCTGCTACACTTAATAATATGTTAGCAGACATGGGTCCACAGATGGACAAATTCTTTGGTGGAATGAATGGTGCTCAATTAGAAGCATTAAAAACAACCAATCCGGCGTTGTATGCTATTGCTAGTGCAACAGGACAAATTAATAGAATAACAAAGAAAAGTAAAGAAGATATTGATGCTGAACAAAAACAAAACGCAAAAATGACAACAGTTATGGGCGGTGTTGAACAAGCAATTGAAGGATTTAGAGGAAAACTAAAAGAATACTTCTTAGATAGTCCGTTATTTGAACAAATAACAGGTATGTTTGACGGACTGGGCACAAGCGGAAGTTTCTTAGATGATGTATTTGTAAAAATTAAACCCACACTTGACAAGGTGTTTACAAGTTTAAGTAAATTTATAACTAGCTTTATGGCAGATCCGCAACAGGCAATGTCAGACCTAGGTGACAAAATAATGGGCTGGTTAGGTGATGGTATAAAAGCATTGTTTAGTTCATTCTTACCTAGTTTAGATACAGTACTTGTTGGTGCAGTTGCAGGTATTGCGGCATTAATATTTGCACCAGTAGCGGCACCATTCTTAGCAATAGGAGCGGCATTGGTGGCAATGTTCAGTTATGAAACAATTAAAGGTTGGATAAGTGCAGGTATTGATGCAATAATAGGACTAGGCACAGCAATAATGGAAATGTTTAGTTGGGAAGGTGTAAGTAGTTTCTTCACAGATGCATGGGACGCAATAATGGCAGTGCCTAATGCAATCATAGGACTGTTTTCTGGAGAAACTAGTTTCAGTGATGTAATATCTGCCGCTTGGGACGCTATCATGTTTATACCTAATAAGATACTAAGCATATTTGATCTAAGTGTAGGAGATATATTTCAATCTGCTAAAGATATGATTATGTGGCCTATCAACAAAATTAAAGAAGTATTTGGAATAGAATTTTCATTTCCAAGTATATCTGATATGTTTAACTCTATTGTAGATAAAGTTAAAGGATTCTTTAGTTTTGATTTTAAACTTCCAGACTTTACAGACTATCTACCAAAATGGTTAGGTGGTAAAGGTAAGTCACTATTTGGAGGAGGCGACGACGATCCACCTGAACCAACTTCTTCAGCATCTAATACAAAAGCTCCTGATACAGCTAAAATGATGGCAGAATTTTCACCAGAAGAACTAAGCACTATAGGCGATACCATGACTAGTGTTGGTACTCAGATTGCAGATTTAAGTACAAAAATGGGTGATTTGAGTGGTTTAGGAGCCAGTCAGAAACAGGCGAATGCATCGTTAGATCTGTTAAATACTAATATGCTTAAAATTGCAGAGCTAATGGCAGAAAACAATAAATTGACAAAAGGCGTCAAAACTGGTGTTAACGGCCAGGGCGACTTAATGACAGGATAAAAAAATGAGTTGGAAAAGATATTTTACAGAAGTCCAGCAAGGAACTAATAGTCCTTTAGGATCAGGGGGCAATCAACCAGGTCCAGCAAGAACCAACTATAGTTCTTTTTTACCTGATGTGTATGTTGGTGCTCCTAATAGAGTAGAGCGTTATGGACAATATAACACTATGGATAACGACAGTGAAGTAAATGCGGCACTAGATATCCTTTCAGAATTTTGTACTCAATTTAATAAAACAAACAAAACAAATTTTTTACTAAACTTTAAAAAAGACGCAACAAATTCTGAAATTAAAATTTTAGAAAACTATTTACAACAGTGGACTAAAATGAATAATTTTGAAACACGTATGTTTAGAATTGTGCGTAACGTTTTTAAATATGGAGATCAATTCTTTATTAGAGATCCAGAAACTAAAAAATGGTTTCATGTTGATCCTGCAAAAGTATCAAGAATTATTGTTAATGAAAGTGAAGGCAAAAAGCCTGAACAATATATTGTAAAAGATATTAATTTTAATTTTGCAGATAAAGTAGCAACAACACCTTTCCAAACAAACGGAAATGTTACCGGCGGCGGCGACGGCTATCTAACAGGTAGTGTTCGAGGCATGGTAGGTAATACATCTACAGGAGGCTCCGGAGGACAAGGACGTTTCGGTATGGATCAAGAGCATGAAATTGCAGTTGATGCAGAACACATGATACATTTAAGTTTAAGTGAAGGTTTAGACAACAATCATCCTTTTGGTAATTCATTACTTGAAAGTATTTTTAAAGTTTACAAGCAGAAAGAATTGCTTGAAGACGCAATTATTATTTACAGAACACAGAGAGCTCCAGAGAGAAGAGTATTCTACGTTGATGTGGGCAACATGCCATCACACCTTGCTATGCAATTTGTGGAGCGTGTAAAAACGGAAATACATCAAAGACGTATCCCATCGAAGACAGGCGGAGGCACATCAGTCATAGACAGTTCTTACAATCCGCTGTCAACCAATGAAGATTACTTTTTCCCACAAACTGCTGAAGGCAGAGGATCTAAAGTTGAAACACTACCGGGCGGAACAAACCTAGGTGAAATTGACGACTTAAAATATTTTACTAATAAACTAATTAGAGGCTTACGTATTCCAAGTAGTTACTTGCCAACTGCGGCACAAGACGAAGGACAAAGTCAATACAATGACGGCAGAGTAGGCACAGCATATATTCAAGAATTAAGATTTAATCAGTATTGTATGAGATTACAAGGTCTTTTAATTGAAGACTTTAACCAAGAATTTAAACGATATCTAATGGAAAAAGGTGTTAACATTGATGTAAGCATGTTTGATGTTAGTTTTCAACCACCACAAAACTTTGCAAGTTATAGACAAAGTGAATTAGATAATACTCGTGTGCCAACATTTACACAGATGATGGCAGTTCCATATATTTCAAATAGATTTGCACTAGAAAGATTCTTAGGACTTTCTAAAGAAGAAGTTGCAGAAAATGAAAGACTGTGGAGAGAAGAAAACGATGAAACTTTACAACAACCACCAACAGATGCAAGTGCAGAAATGCGTACAGCAGGTGTAAGTGGTGCAGGTATAGCAGACGACTTAGGCGGAATTGAAGATGAAATGCCTGAAGGCGAAGATGCTGGAGCCGCAGGCGAAGGTACTCCACCGGAAACTGTTACAGATCCTGGCGCAGGTGGCGGCGCAGAAGCCGACGCAACTCAACAAACGGTATAAATACTAACATGAACTTACGAGAATTTTTTTATTTTGATAAACAGAACTTAGATCCAATTGAAGATAAGGGATACGATCCTTTATCAGACGAATCACCAATGGATTACGATGACACTCGTAAAACAAGACTTAGCTTACGTATGATTAATAAAGCACGTAAAGCATCTGAACTACACAACGAAGAAAACGAAAAAGAATTATTTTTTGTAAGACAAATGTACGGCTTAGCCGCTAACGCTGAACCAGGAGCGTAATTTGTCTGTAGCGTTTGTCGTAGGTAACGGCACGAGCCGTGAACCAATTGATCTAAATCATCTAAAACAGTTTGGAAAAGTGTATGCTTGTAATGCAGTATACAGAACTTTCAGACCTGATTACTTAATTGCAGTCGATGTAAAGATGATATTAGAAATAACAAAACATAGATGGCAACTAGATAACGAAGTATGGACAAATCCTAATCGAACGTTTAACAGTATGCCAAATTTAAATCTTTTTAACCCGTCAAAGGGTTGGAGTAGCGGTCCAACAGCATTATGGATGGCTAGTCATATGCATGGATATGACGAAATATATGTATTAGGCTTTGATTTTAGAGGATCAAAAGATGCTAATGGCGAATATAAAAGGGTAAACAATTTGTTTGCTGACACACAAAACTACAAAAAAAGCTATGATCCAGCTACTTATTTTGGTAATTGGGAAAGACAAACATTAACTACAATGAAAAGTCATCCTGATACGAGATATATAAGAGTAGTTGAAGAAGGAGATTCATTCTTACCTAAATCATTGAAAGATGTCGCCAATCTAGAGCATCAAACTGTGCCAGAATTCATTAAGTTTTGGCAAAAATCCTAACATGCACTCAAAACGAGCTGTTTTGAGCCTATTATCCATACATATATTAATAATAATGTAAATATGTGTACAGCCTTACGATAACACAACAATTATAGGAGAATAAAATGGCAGACATTAATAAAATTGAAGCAATGCTAGAAAAACTCGTAAACGAGGACAAAGCAGGTGCTGAAGATTTATTTCACGAGTACGTGATTGAAAAATCAAGAGAAATTTATGAAAATCTACTAGAAGACGATCTAGATATCGAAGAAGCATCGAAAGATGATGAAAAAGACGATGAAGATGACAAAGAAGTAGATGAAGCGTCAGATAATGACGACGAAGAAACTAACGAAGCTACTGACGAAGAAGTTGATGAAGCATCAGACAAAGAAGTTGATGAAGCATCAGACGAAGAAGTAGATGAAAACTTTATGGAACCAGCTATTGAAGCGCCAATGGATGACATGGGCGGCGATCCAGCAGATGACATGATGGGTGACATTGAAGCAGACGGCGACATGGGCGATGAAGAAGGCGAAGAAGAGCTAGAAGATCGTGTAGTTGACTTAGAAGACGCTTTAGATGACTTAAAAGCAGAATTTGAAAAAATGATGGGTGACGAAGACGGCGGTGACGACGAAGCAGGCGACGACATGGGTGACATGGATGATGCAGGCGACGACGAAGACGATGCTGAAGAAGAAGCATACGCACCAGAAGTTGCACCTATGGAAGCTTCAGAAGATGAAGTTGAAGAATCTGTACAGAAATCCGCAACGGAAACAATGCGTGAGTATGTAGAGAAAGTTGCTGAGCCAAAAGGCGAAGACAACAAAGCGACATCACCAGTTGCAAGTAAAAATGATATGGGCGGAACAGCCGGTAACATTGCACAAGGTGGTGACGAGAGCGGTGGCAAGGCACAAGCACCTAAAGAAGATAATGCAGGGAACGTTAACGTACCAGGCGGAAAAGCTTCAAAGTCAATGACTAAAAATACAAAAGGTCATGGCGCAGAGAAAAAAGGTGCAGGTGAAACTGCTACTGACAAAAAGTCTAACATCGGATCATAAGAAATATGTTTAACTTAACCGAAACTCTATCCTTCGACCAAGCTAAAATGGTTGTTGAGACAACTGAAAATGCTACTGGAGGCAAAGACCTTTATCTTAAAGGAATTTGTATACAAGGCGGTGTGCGAAACGCTAACCAGCGTGTATATCCTGTAAGTGAGATCAGTAGGGCTGTAACTACGCTCAACGATCAAATCAGCGGTGGATATAGTGTACTCGGAGAAGTTGATCATCCAGAAGGACTTAATATTAACCTTGACAGAGTAAGCCATATGATTACTAACATGTATATGGAAGACTCCAACGGTTATGGCAAAATGAAAATTTTACCTACCCCGATGGGACAACTAGTTACAACAATGCTTCAAAGCGGAGTTAAATTAGGTGTTTCATCAAGGGGATCGGGTAACGTTAAAGAAGACGGAAGCGGTGAAGTTTCAGATTTTGAAATCATCACAGTGGATGTAGTTGCACAACCCAGTGCACCGGGGGCGTATCCAACGCCCATCTACGAGCATTTAATGAATGCACGTGGCGGGTATAAGGCATACGAACTCGCAAAGGCTACAAAACATGATAACAAGGCACAAAAATACTTAAAGGAATCTCTAGTTAATATAATTAGAGGCCTCCAGTAATTAAGGAGAAATAAATGTTGGATGCATTAAAAACACTCTTTGAAGGAACTGCACTTAGCGAAGAAGTTAAAGCAGAGATTCAAGAAGCGTGGGAACAGAAGGTTAAAGAAAACCGTCTAGCGGCAACGGCTGAACTCCGTGAAGAGTTTGCTCAAAAATACGAGCATGACAAATCGTTAATGACTGAAGCAGTTGATAAAATGCTTGAGTCAAAACTATCCGAAGAAATTGCAGAGCTTGCAGAAGATCGTAAGCAACTAGCAGAAGCAAGAGCAAAATATGCAGTTGCTATGCGTGAAAACGCTGGCAAACTAAAAGAATTTGTTCTACATCAGTTAGGCAAAGAAGTCGGAGAACTTCATGAAGATCAAAAGGCTATGGCCGGAAACTTTTCCAAGCTCGAAGAATTTATTGTTGAAGCTCTAAGTAAAGAACTTGCAGAATTCTACGAAGATAAGAAAGATTTAGCAGAAACAAAAGTTCGTTTAGTACGCGAAGCTAAGTCTCACTTACAAAAAGTGAAAGCAGACTTCATCCAAAAATCTTCAAAAGCTGTAATGGAAGCAGTTGATAAAGGTCTTAATAAAGAGATTAAAAC